ATAGAAATACCCCAAGCAAGTAGCTCAATAATAAACCTAGTGGGGTAAGATATATAGTCATCACGTATCCATTTAAAAGTATTTCGTACTACATTCGGTTCGATCATCATAATATAAGGTTCTCATAATTTTAAGAAATTGCTATCACTAGACTTTGCATTCTCATGATGTCAATTGCAATGTCATGAATAGGGTTATGTGGAATAAAAACTTCCTTTAGTTCTGGTGGTATGAATCCATGTTTAAGACCAGAGCCGAACGATAAGCCTTCGATCATTGAGCGGCTATCACGAATGTTCCACCATTCAAATGGATCTGTCTTATTTACTGCAGCTAATATTGATTCAAGAAAAGGCGGATCAAATGTATTACCTCTGGTATAAATCTTTTTTGGTTTACCAAATGATAACAAAATATCATGCAGTTCTTCTAGCGGAATATCTTGGTCAGATGGTTTTAATAACTGCTGTGCTTCTTTACTTTGTTCTGACCACCACTTAAGAGTATCTTTATCAATAATACGGCCATACTTATTGACTTGTTCTGCTACATTAAATTTAATCAGTCTGGCAGATCTTAACAGCTCGTTATATGTATATGGGTCTGTAGTATAACGAGCTTCGCTAAAGGGTAACAACGCCAGACATACCACAACAGAATTAGCTGGAGTCTTACCTAGAGTTTCAAAATCATAAATCAAACAATTATTAGTCATATCATTTCCATTCAATTGAAGCCATTAACTCTGTCATACATGCCACAACGTTTAACTCATGATCAGCCACAAATGCGTTTTTGAACTGATAGTCTGCCAAGATCAATACAATTTGTGGTACAGACTGAGGCTGAACATAGTCTAGCATTACGTCATATACTTTACGAAAAATTGCTTGTGGTTCGACATCAATGTTTTCGACAACCCAGCGTCGCATAACTTTAAAGTCTTTATCTTTCAGAGACTTCATTAATACCTTGACATTATCTTCTGACATATTGACAAGTACACCAGAATCGATCTTACCAGATATTGCATAACGCTGGCATTCATTTAATACACGGCGCCAGTCTGGAAAATGCTTTTCAATCAATTTAGCTAGGGCTTGTGGCTCAAAGGTTACATTTTCTTGAGTAAGAATTGTACCTAACCGTTTGAAAAACTCAGATGCCATTTTTGGTTTTTCTGCATTAGGTATACCAAACTCATATACAGAACATCGTGAATGGAGTGGTTCAATGATTCGATTCTTAAAGTTACAAGTCAGAATAAATCTACAGTTCTGAGAGAATTCTTCAATAAAACCACGAAGCGCTGGTTGTGTTGAGTTAGGGTTTGTATAGTCGGCCTCGTCAAGAATGATAACTTTATAGCCACCAGATAACGATATAGTAGAAGCAAACTGTTTAATTTTACCACGGAGAGTATCAATATTACCTTCTTCTGAACCGTTGATAAGAATATAATCCAGACCAAGTTCATTACATAGCGCTCGGGCAACTGTAGTTTTCCCTACGCCAGCAGTACCAGAAAACAGCATGTTTGGCAGTTCACCAGTCTTTAAGATTTCAGAAAATGTATCTTTGATTGACTTTGGTAAAATACAATCAGCAATACGTTGAGGCCTATAACGTTCGACCCAAAGGAATTCATTTCTCATTTAATACTCTCCATAATATATTATAACACAGTTTCGCATACTTGTAAATCATTTACGCTTTTGATTTGCCATGACTCCGCCAAAGGTGACTATCTGAAGCCATACCATTGCTAGCCATGTCCAGAAAGTTATTTCAATTGTCAAAGCAAAAATCGTATTAAGCGACATGATTGTTAACATCGGCATAAAAATAACGGATAATACAAATAGCGATAATATTAAAATGTTTTTAATAACGGTTGTCATGCTTATTCCTTAGGAAATTATTGCAGTGTAAATGTCTTCTACATCAGAGAATTCATTCTTAACTTCATTTAAGTTTTGCTTGTGGTATACTGTTGCAACCTTACGCATATACTTTTTAGGAAGTTCAAATGTTTCCTCTAGCATTCCTAATGACTCTTTAATGTATTCGCGTTCTGATTCAATTCTGCTCATTGCACCAGAGATTTCACGCATAGCAGCTTGTACTTTTGCGCGGTCATCTGATGACGTAGGGATCACGACATTAATAGACATTGTTTACTCTCCTGATTCATTTAAAAGTTGAGCAGAATCAGTTGTTGATTCTGGTAGTGATTCTTGCTCTTTTGGAGCATTAGCATTTAAGAATGTAGCAAATCGGTTACGAAGACCGCCTACTGCTTCTAGTTCAGCACCTTCAAATGCACCACGTTTTGTTACGACATCGATAACCTGAACGGTTGCTTGAATATCGTTAATGTTAAGTTGTACTTGTGGGGTTGTTTCTGTTGACATAATATCTCCTTATTGACCTACGGTTGAGTTTTTCTCCAGAGCAATGTAGTAGGTTACATCGCCTGCAGAATTGGTAAAGCGTGAAATTAATTTATTTGAGATTGATACTGTATATGAGTCATGAATTACTTTAAGGTTATTGATATTAAAGATGAATGAGAAGTCTTCGTCTGGTTTAACATTAACATTATCAATTTCTAGTTCAAATGAGTTTGATGTTGCGTCTTTAGTATCTGTTGCTTTGACAATAATCTTTTTGCCTTTGCCATTTGTAATAACAATGTCAGATACATCAAGAGGACCTGCTGCTTTGCGTAACGAGAGAAGGTCTTCTTCGCTAAGAACAAATTCTAAGTCAACGGTAGGCATAACAATATCACGTGACGGATATGCACTACTTAAAATATTTGTATCAGAAAAGAAGTACTTTACTGACCGATGCGAATCGACAATTGATACCGATGTCATATCATCAGAGAATCGTAACTCAGGAGCAGAAAACATACCTACGACACTAAGGAATTTATTCAGATCATATACACCAAATTCTGTGGGAAATGATTCAGTCACTTTAGCAGATGCCATAATGTTTTTGCTTTCTGACAGTGATTTGATTGTATTACCTTCTTTAAAGATAATACTGGCATTGATTGCACTAAAGTTTTTAAGAATTTTGATTGTATCTTCGCTAAGTTTCATAAGTAGGTTTCCGTTTAAAATAATATTATAACACAGTTTTAGGATTTTGTAAATCCTTTTGTAATAAAAATAACACAGAACATGCCATGTGAGCTAAATGGTCTATACCAGTCTCTGGGTCATGTCGTTCACCTTGCATATAACTTGAAAAGTGACGCATCAGTGCAGCTTGGTAACGTGTCTCATCAACATATTGCCAGTTATGACGATCATACTTTTTTGCGCCATAGGTCAGTACCTTAACCACTTCATCAAGAGCACCAAACGGGACTAATGAATAATCTAGTTTATCTTGGTCATGTTTAATCCCTACAGTCATTATGCTGATCCTAATATTTCGTCAAGAATAACTTGACTTGCTTCAGTACCAGATATTGCATTTTCATTTGATGTAACAACTGATGCATCAACCTTTGAGTAAAGGTCAATAAAGGCTTCACGTGTATCAGTATCAAATCGATTGACACAAAGTTCAATTGCTTTTGAACGGCTCTTAAAGATAGCAAATGTCTGGATAATATGGCAAATACGGCGAGTAGAAATTAGCTCATCAAGACCGCCATCTTCAAAGGTTTTACGAATTGTGTCAGACCATGTTGCTAACAGCGTCGCAAATGTTTCATCAAGACAATCAAACTTCTTCATATGATTTAAAATAATTTTCTTTTCGGTAGCCATTGTAGGGTATGGTTGCTCAATCGTAACCACAAACCGCTCAAGGAAAGCTTCGTCAATAATGTTAGCAGTAACGAATCGGCCATCTTCTGAACCTTTACCTTTCGTGTTAGCCGTAGCAATAATGTTGAAGCCCACAGAAGGACTAACCATTTCACCAGTCTTTTTGATTAATACTGGTTTACCTTCAAGAACACCTTGCAGACACATAATTTTGCTTGAGCCACGGTCAATCTCATCAATCAATAACACTGCACCGGTCTCCATTGCTTTAATGACAGGACCTTTATTAAATACCGTCTCACCGTCAATCAAACGGAAGCCACCGATAAGATCATCTTCATCAGTCTCTGGTGTAATCTGTACACGAATGTAAGAACGTTTTAATTTGGCACACGCCTGTTCGACCATTACAGTCTTACCATTACCAGACATACCAGTGATGTATGTAGGATAAAAGAAATTACAACCTACAATAGTTTCAATAGTTTTGTAGTTACCCCATGAAACAAAGTATGAATCTGTTGGCGGTACAAACACTGAATCATTTAAGATTGATTGTAATTTTTTAGGTGGTTGCATATCAGAAGTTATCGCTTGTTCATTATATTGTTGTTCTGGAAATGGCAGAAGTACTGCCTGCAAATTATATATACCACGAGATTTTTTTGGTGCATCTTTAACAAGTCGGTATACTTCGCCAGCTGGTATATCAATCGATTTTGCGACAGTCAATAACATTGACAATTTAAAGTCAGTAGTGTCATTGAATCGTGCAGTAAGTTCAGATACTAGGGTTTGTTGTAATGGTGTCATAATGTAGATTCCTGTTCAATAGTTAATTATAACACATTTGAAAAGATTTGTCAATAGTTATGCGATTATTTCTGTAAATTGTGTTGCAAAAATGCGACTATTTTTCTTGCCACCAGCGTATTTCTTAAATGCTCTGGTAATATCTGCGGTTTTGGCATCATCATCAACGTCAAACTCACTAATGGTGGTATCAAACAATGATGAACTAAACTTCATAATAAACATACGTTTAAAGCCTAACACATTGTCATATGACGCATAACCTTTGTCACGTACCTGTTTACGAGAATTATCGAACACATCTGAATGCCATGACTTATTGATATGCGCTATCTTTTTATTAAATTCAACTGCACGATTAGCAATAAAATAACCAATAGGTACAACACCAGGATATGTGCTAAGATGAGCAGTAAGTTTTTCAAATGCATCTTGTTCTGATTCTACTGGAATATAGGCACCATCAATATTTAAGATAGTAGTGACATGAGAATGAATAGCATAACTACGCTTGCCATCTTCATTCATTGCAAAAACAGAAGAAGGGTCGCCATCAGTAAGGATTGGCACAATTACTCGCTGAAGATTATGTTTTGCTTTAAATCGTTTAACTAACAATGGTATTGCAGTCATAACCTCAACAATAGGTGTACCGTTCAATCTTTCTAAATCAGTTGTAAATACAGGACTATGAGTCTGATTAAATAAAAATCTAAATCCTTTTTTATAATCTGCATTGCTTAGAGAAGAAGATAGCACTTGTACAACACGAAGATTCTCATGACATATTGTACTTCGTAATGTGCTGAACCCACGGCGATTATCAAATGTCGTAAATGTATATACATCAAATGGAATTGATACTTTTTTACAGAACATTGATAATATCAATACTTGTAAAATAACATTATCAATGCTACCAGACATAGAACCAGACTTATCAATAAGCATAATCATGCCATGACTTTTAGCATCTGCAAGTGTGGTTATTTTTAAAAATATGTCTTCAGATAATTTGTACTGATGTAACTTAGACATATTTAAAGAACCAGTATTTGATACCTTTGCTCGAGTATATTGATATGCAGCCTTACGTGTCTCAAATTCTTTTGCCATAACATTAACAAGTTTAGTGTTATCTTTAACAAATTTATTAAAGTCATCAGTATATTTTTCAAATACTGAACTTACAAATGTTTCGTTACGATGTGCATCTAACTGAGCATACGTCGTAATCATTTCATCAGTCTGTTTTTTACTTAAACCATAAACTACAGTTGGAATATTGCCTTGTTCATTACGTTCAACAATTTCAGATTCCATCGACCGATATGCATCATCAGTCGACGTATCTAGTTCGTCAACTACTTCTTGTTCTGAATCTGCGTTATCAACTGATCTATCTTCCGACATATCAGCCATGCTTTCATTCTCACTATCATCAGGTTCGCCCATTGTGGTAGATGATCTATTAGGCGAGCTATCAGAGTTGCTTTCGCCTGCGGCATCTTGTCCGTCGGTTGGTTCGCTGTCTGATTCAGATGCTGAATATGTTTCTGCTGTTTCGGTTGTGGCTGAACTGGAGCCTTTTTCTTTACGACCGTTTTCTTTACGGGTGTCTTTTGATTGCTCATTTTTTTCCTTTACATAATTGTAAATGGCTCTGCAGCAAACAATAACATCTTCCCACGTTTCACATGCATTAGCCATATCGACAAAGACTTGTTCTTCTTTGCTGTATGCGATATTTATATTATCGCGTAACTTTGATTTTAAGTTTAATCGATTCATAAAGCTCATTGCTTGTACATCTCGGCCTTTAATCTTGAAAAAGTCAAGAGAATACATATGAGCATAACCGCCTTTAAAAGATCTGACAAGACCTGGGTACTTACGCTGTATCAATTTCTCAATACGAACATCTTCAATGATATTGACAAAAGCACGAGGTAGCCCAGGTATTTCTGTAGTGGCATTGTGCCAGCCTTCAGACGGAGTATACAGAGCATGACCAACTTCATGACCAATCAAAAGATCATAAGTATCTTTGTTAAGTTCTTTCCATAAAGGAAAATACAATATACGATTGTCTACATCAAACGATGCAGTATCATAATTGCCATGACGTATCGATATATTTTCATTAGCTAGCAATTTAGCAAGTAACGATTTTGATTGTGTATACATAGTTGTTCCTCTTGAAATTATATTATATACCAAAATCGTTACGATGTAAACAACTTTTTCACTATTGTTGTAAAAATACAACACTATTATCCTCGAGTTGTCACCATTGTAGAAAAATTCTGATGTTTCTTAAATTCAATCTTGCTTCTGAACTTACCGTCTAGGACATCGCCCTTATGAGATATAATAAAAACATTAGTATCGTTTTCAACCGTATTAAGAATCTTCATAAGATTCTCGACACCTTCTGCATCAAGAGATGCATCAAGTACTTCATCAAGTATAAGCAAATTAGTAGATGCAGAGTTTTTCATTCTGGCAATTTGTCGCCATGCAAATAATAGTGCTAAATTGATTCGTTGCTTTTCGCCTTCAGAGAATGATGAATAGTTAAAGTCATCGCGATGTCGTGATCGTATAACTTCATTAAAGTTTTCGTCTAGGTGAAACGATACAAAGAAATCTAGTACATTCAAATATTTATTAATCAATGTATTCATTACTGGCAGATATTCTTTAATAATTTTTGTTTTAATACCAGTATCTTTAAGCATTTCTGATACGACATCAAGATAGGTTTTTGATTCTAACATCTTTAGCCTACGTTCTGACAATATATCACGTTCTTCAATAAAATCTTGGCATTGTTGATTTGCGCGAGATAAGTCGCTATCTTCAGAGCTAATAAGTTCAATTTCAGTATTGATTGACTTAATTTCATTTTGTAGTCTAGTGATAGCAGAATTGTTTGTGTGAATTTCAGAATTGCTTTGACGTATAAGAACTGCTAGTTCGTTAAGTTCATTAAGTTCAGTGTCAATAGTTTTTATTTCTGTTTCGGCAGATGTCATTGCTTCACGCAATGTTTTTGCTTTATCTTTAGCCGTACACATTTTATGTTCACGTGTATCTTCTGTTATCTCTTGAGTACAAGTAGGGCAAG